ATTAAGAAGACCATCTATTGCTAGATCTGGTAACCATACGTTTGAATACCTTGGTTTTGGTCCAGGTAACTACTCAACTGGTTTCCCTGTACGTCAGGAAGTTGTTCTTTCAGACAAGCAAGACTTCTATGCTCAAGCAAAACGTGAAGATGCTGGTATAGTCTTCTACACAGGTCTAAACTCTAACGGAGACCTTTATATAGGTAACAAGAAGATCAACGCTATTACAGGCGAAGAGACCTTCCTTGAGCAAGCAATTCTTCAAGAAACAGAGGATGATGATGATAAGATCGGTGCATTAGTAACAACATTTGATACTGCTGTTACATTTAATGATAAGATCACTGTTGAGGGTGAGGCATTCTTCCAAAGTCCTGTAACTATTAGTGTTGATCCTACTGATCCTGCTAATCTTTGGTCTTTACGTGTCCATAGTTTAATTGATTCTACAACTGATGATCCTACAGTTGCTCGTCAAAGTTTCAGGAATAATTTAGATGGTGACATTGTTCTAACCAAGAACCAAGTTAATTCTGCTATCTTTGCATTCAACCCAAGAGGAACTTTAACTAATCCAGGTCAGTCTTATACTATTAAGACACACTTTACAGCTAATGCTCCATCAAATATTACACCAAATCAATCTGCTGTATACAGTGCAGGTACTAGTGGTACTTCATTCTATACCTCACAGAATGTTGCATATGGTCCTAATTCACCAGTAGATGGAGATATTCTTCTTAAAGGTAGGGAAGTAGGTAAGTCTGGTTCATGGGGATGGATCTATGCAAACTACTATACAGAGATTAATGATACTAATATTCTTAAGGTAACTGCTAACAATACTACAACAATAGAGGTTGAATGGAAAGTTGGTACTAATAATGTTGGTGTTGGTGCAAAGGTAGGTAGTTTAATACGTATTTCTGACTTTAGTAATACACAGGTTAATGGTATCTGGACTATTACCGAGGCAGATCAGTCAGGTGTTGATAATAATAAATGTAAATTTGCTGTATTCAATAACATTGGTTCTGAAGTATTTGTTTGGGATCAGCAAGGTGCTAGTGTTAAATTAGAGATCTCTAGTTCTAGTTGGAAGGAAATAGGTGTACTAGGTGCTGAAGCATTACGTACAAAGACAGAGGTACCAGGCGATCTTCAGTTAGGAGTTAACACAATTGCTAGAATGGCAATTGAGGGTGCTTTAGATGGTCATGTATCTGATGATACAGATCCTCGTGCTAACCTAGATGTTGTTGGTACAGCATTCATCTCTGGTAAGACTCTTGTTACTTATGCACCTGATGGTACTGTTGGAATTAATAATTATCTATCTGAATCTTCAAATAATAAGTCATACTTCCCTGTAACAAATGCATTCTTGGTTGGTGGTGATAGTGTTACTCCAGATAACGTTGCTACATTACGTGTTGCTACATCAGATCCTGCTTCTGGAGGAAGTACTTATCAGTCTGGTGGTAGAGTTGGTATTAATACTACCATTGGTGGAGGAGCAGATAAGGAATTAGATAGAAACTTGGTTGTCGTTGGTGATGCTAGAATCACTGGTAATACCTTGATTGAAGATGACTTGAGTGTTGATGGTGGTGACATTAACAGTACTGCTGAAACATTCAATTTCATTAATACTGATACAGATTTCTTCATTGGTCTAAACAATGCAGAGTCTATTGTTCTTGGTAATAGTACTACTAATACACAAACAATAAGCATTGGTAACAGTGTTTCTGATACCAATACCCATACATTTAGAATGGGTGCTGGTGCTGGTACTAGTGTACTTGAGATACATAAAGACACTAAAAATGCTGTCGTAGATATTGCTAGTGCTTCTGATGAGGTATCGAGTAGTTGTACTATCACTCTTGGTGGTGCTGCTGCAAATCCTGCTAGTTCAACACTAATTGGTACATATCAGACAAAGACTGCTGGTACTTTAGAGATTGGTGCTTTCCCTGGTACATCCGAGACACGTATCTTTACTCAAGCAGGTAAGGTTAATATATTTGATGGTACTGATACCACTCAACTTACATTAGGTATTCAAACTTCTAAACTTGATATTGGATCTCTTGGTGGTTTTACTACTGTAAGGAATAGTCTTAATATTCTTGCAAGTACAACTGGTTATTCTGATATTAAACTCGTTGGTGGACAGAAAGCAGGTATCATTGAGATAGAAAGAAATAGGTTTGATGCAGGATCTTCAGCACATATTGTCGGTTCTCTTGAGAAACCTAACGTAGACTTCCTTAAGTATAGTGATACAGGTAAGTTGATTGATACACAGGGTGTTGGACCTTGGGGTGGAGATTCTTATCTAGTTTCAGCAGGTCAAATTGTTGCTATCGATAATATTTCTCCAGCACAGAGTGGTGATTGGGTTGCTAATACTACATACTCATTCTTATCAGCAGATGGTGGTACTGGTACTGGAGCATTATTCACAGTTACCATTGATGGTAATGGAAATGCTGCTGTTGCAACAGTTTCTTCAGGATCTGGTTATGTAGATGATGATGATCTTGTAATAACTGGTGCTAAACTAGGTAATCCAAGTGCTCCTAATCTCACATTTAAAGTTAATGGTGTTGATTCAGGTGGTTCTTTATATTACCTACCAATAACACAACCTTCTATTACTGACTTTAAGATTGGTGAGTTACTACTAATCGAAAGAGGTCATGCTAACTCTCCAGATTCTGTTGATTCTAATGGTAATCCAGTCGTAGCAGACCAATCACTGAATGAGATAGTTAAAGTTGAAGGATTAATTAACATTACTAATCCTAATGATCCAAAAGGTTATAGATTAGCAGTTAGTCGTCAACTTGATGGTACTAAAAAGAGAACTGATCACCCTGATAATTGTGTCATTGCTAGACTTGATAAGCAAGTTAACGCAACATTCATTACAGGATTTGATTCTGATAATAATGGTCAGTTAGATCCTGTATCAAGTCTTTTGATAGATGATGGTGATATTGATACTTTGGTTTCTGATGGTACAGATATTCTAACTATTAACTGGGATGGTAAGACTAATACTGAATTAAGTATTGATTATGGTGAGTCTATCGCTATCAGTGGTAGCACCACAGGAGACTTGAATGGTGAGTGGGTTGTGCAGAGTGGTTTAACTCCTTCTGGCACATCATGTACAGTTAAGTTATCAGGTAATCTTGCTGCTGGTACAGTAACATGGAGTGCTGAACCACAAGAAGCAGAGATGAGAATCAAGAGTGCTTCTAGTATTCCTGAAGATACAGCAGATGTAAGGATAGGTGTTGCAGAATTTGGTGGAGTTTTAACTACATCTGATTATCTACTGCTATCTGATTCAGAGATAGTTAAGGTTAAATCTCTTATCAGTACAGAGGTTAAATCTCTTATTGTAACTGATGGTGGAGATCCAGTTAATAGGACTTTTGAAGTACAATCATTAACAGGAAATACCAAACTACAAGGTAACTTGAATGTTGGTCAAGGATTTGATAAATTGACTGTTAGTGGTCTTACAGGTGATACTACTATTGCTGGTAAATTAACCCTTGAGAATACATTTACTCTTAACGGTTCAGTAGTAGAGGAGACAGAGTGGTTTAGATTAACTAATGGTGGATCTGATACCATCACAAAGAGAACTACATTAGAAGTTGATACTGCAACTGGTGATCTCACAATTAATGGTGGTGATATTGATATCTTTGGTGAGGATGGTACTACACAAAGATTGAAATTTGAGAATTCATCTGGTGACTTCACGACATATGGTAAGTTATCTGCTTTAGGTACAGGAACTAGTACATTTGGTGGTGATATACTTGCAGCAGGTGATCTTACTCTCAATGGTGGTGATCTAACAATTAATTCTGGAGGCAATAAGATCTTCAGTGTTGAGAATGACGGTGCTGTTAATATTGCTGGTATCTCTAACTACTTCACCCAGACAGGTGGTAGAAAGTGGGAATACTCTGCTGACTTTGAGGTTGATGCAAAAGTTAATACAAATTATGTGTTAGATGTTTCACAGAATACAGTTGTTAAACTACCACAGAATCCATTAATCGGTGATATGATTCGTATCATAGATATAGGTGGACTCTTAACATATAATATGTCGTTGGTTGTTAGAGCAGCAACAAATATTAAGGTACAAAATGCTAGTGATAACACAGGACAAGCAATGTTATCAGGTAATACTGCTGACTTGAGTTCTTATGATGGTGGTGAACTAGTTGTTCAAACTCCATTTGCTGGGTTTGCATTGTTATACGTAGGAAATAGTACACCTGATGGTGGTACTGCTGCTCCTACATCCAAAACTGGTTGGTATCTAATAGAAGTATAAATGTTTTATCAAGAATCTAAAACTGCTAAAGGAGCAGCTATTGGTACAATTATGCCGTGGGGTGGAGGTATAACTTCTATCCCTAAAGGTTGGGTTGTTTGTGATGGACAGTTTGCAGATGCTGGAGCATATCCTTTATTAACTCAAACTATTGGTGACACGTATAATACTGGTACTAGCTCGTTTGCTGGTAGTTTTCCAGCATATACAGGCACAATTAGACTGCCAGATCTTAATCAGAAAGCACTGATGGATGTGGAGGATGCATATTTTGCTGGTGGTGGTTCACCTACTGGTAGAAATGCTGATGAGGATGCTGATGCAAGATTATTGTTACAAAATAAGATAGGTACACACGAGAGTCAATCTATTACTGTAGCATTTACTGATGTTTATACTGATGTAGTATTCACTCTTGATGAAACTACTGATTCTACAGGATATCAAGGAAAGATTACTGGTCACACCAAAGAAGATGGTGACGGGTATCAAACAATTTACATAGCACCAAGGAAACTTGGTAGAAGGCATGTACCAAGACATGCACATACTGGATCATATCCTACTATAGTACAAAATAGTACAACACTACCAGGACGTGGTGTTATACCTTATGGTGAAGTAGACTATACTGTAAGATTCCATGCTGTTGACAACCAATGGGGTCAGACTGTAGGTGATACATATTATTGGGGTTGGACTGATGATGATGAAGGTGCATATAATAATAATCAAGGCCCTTGGCAGCAGACAGCAACTAAATTTACTGCTCCAGGTATAAGTGTTGGTGATAGATATAATGATGGAGATGAATATGAACCACCTTCTTCATTGAGTTGGTATCCAGCATCAGCACCAGGAGCACCATATACTGGTACTACATATGGATCACAGAATAATTTGTATCAATTATGGTGGCCAGATGACACGAATACTGTTGATACAGTTTTTAATAGTGGTCTTGATAATGGTGCGAAGGGGGTTGTTTTAGCAAAGGTTGAGTCTACACCACCACCATCTGATTTGACACCATTGTGGGTTACTGATAGTCCAATTGGACAACACTTATTTAAAGTAACAGATACTCATCCTAATGGACCTAGAATAGATGATTCAACATCATACAAATATGGTACTACTGGAAGTCCTAATGGAGAAAAAGTTCCTAGTGGTTACAGAAATTATTATTTACCAGAAGGTACAACTACATTACCATACTTACCAGGTGGAACAGTAGATGTTGCTAATTCAGAAATGGCATATGGTGAGAATCAGTTGCGTAGTACTATGATGAGTAATACTGGATATAATTTTACTAATCCATTGTCAGATTCGAATGATTCTATCGTTCCACATGATCATGATTCATTTGATGTTGAATTTGATAGTTCGAGATTAAGAGCATCAACTAGTGTTATTGCTAATGTAAATATACCAACACAGGCAGATTTTCTGGGCAATGCTGAAAATAAAAATGCCCTACAAATAGATTTTAATGTAGCACAACCACAAATGACTTGTGTTTATATCATCAGAGCATACTAATGGCAAAATCCAAATCTACTAATTACGCTAGACAGAAGGCATTTTATGGTGGAATAGTTGGAACTATTCAACAAAATGCTTTAGAAGGTGTCCTATTGGATAAAGATCCTTTGAATCCAATATTTAAGGAAAATCTCCCTGCAGGATTTTTAGCTTGTGATGGTCGAGTATACAATGCTAAAGATTATTATTGTTTAGCACAGACACTTGGTGTTGGTGATGAGTGCAGATTTAAGAAAGATAATGTACAGTTAAGAAATCCAGATTTAGAAACAGGTGATCTTGGATCGTTCCAAGTACCAGATCTAGGATCTAAAGTAATGGTTGGTGGTAGAGGTACTGGAACATATGCTGGCACAACTAAAGAAAATAAACCAAATGTTAATAGAGTTGGTGTTGAGGTAGAAGCAAGTAGTAATGTTGGTAGTAGAATTAACTGCAATTATAATGGATATATGCAAATTGATGCTGACCTTGATATTCCTTTTAATGGAAATATCAAATATAATATGATCAGGAAATCTAATAAGCATATAATGCAACTTGATCAATTTCAAGGACATGCTCACGAGACAACAGATAACCACCATGTTTTAAATTATACTGGAAATGCCAAAATTGATGGTGATGGAAAAAGTAGTGGTGGAGAAGGAACATCAGGTAGTCCATTTATAAATGTTAATGCTTTTGCTGGTAATGAAATACAATATACTAATGCAAATACACCAAGATCTACTGATGGACATGAGCATGCATTAACTAGACCAGAAAGTTATGCTTCTAATTTTACTTATAAGTATGGTACTACAAATCTTAATTTAGATGATATGCAATCATATATTGATGTGGATATAACAAATATGGATGTTCTAAATCAAGTAGTAACACCATTTATTATGGTTCATTATATAATTAAATTCTAATAGGTATAACAAATGGCATTTGCTTGGGGTAAGTATTATAGAGGAAATTATACTAGCACGTATCCAGGAACTGGTATTTGTGTAAATCAATACAGTTGGTTCTCTGATGGAAGTAATTGGGTTTATGACTCTATAAACTATTGGTATCAATGGGCGTTTAAAAGGAATGCTGAAGCAGGTGGTGTATACTATTGGCATAGTGTCTTTACTAATCCAGCACCTCCTTCTCAAGGTGGTAATTCATTTGTTGATGGTGGAAATGGTGCTAATTCTACTTACAACACTCCACTTTTTCTATACATCTATAATGCTGGTGTGCAAAATGGTGAATATGGAATACATCATCACTGGTTGGGTGCTGGTACATGTCCCATATATGGATGTACAGATCCAGTAGCAGAGAATACATGTACGAATGGGTGTAATACAGATGATGGATCATGTACATATATTTGGGGATGTATGGATCCTTCTGCCACTAACTACAACCCTGCTGCAACTAGAGATAATGGACAATGTAACTATACTGTATATGGTTGCATGGATACAACTGCCAATAATTATAATTCTAGTGCTAATGTTAATCAGGGGTGCACCTATGATCAACCAACTGCTTCTTTAAGTGCTAGTCCAGGTTCAATAATAGCAGGACAATCTAGTACATTGACATGGAATACAAATTATGCTGTATCTGGTACCATTAGTCCGATAAACTATTCTATATCACCAGTAAGTAGTGGTACGAAGACTGTTTATCCTACATCAAATCAAACATATACTTTAAATGTTAATGGAGTACCAAATGGTGGTAAGACTGCTTCTGCTACTACATCTGTAACTGTTTATACACCACCAAATACAAATATATCGTTAGCATCTAGTAGTATTCCTGTAGGATCTTCTACACAATTAAGCTGGGCTACAACTGGAGATGCTAGTTCTGCTACTATCAACCAAGGTATTGGAAGTGTTCCATTAAGTTCAAATACTACAGTAAGTCCAACATCCACTACCACATATACTATTAGCGTTAGTGGAAGTGGTGGTAGTGATAGTGATAGTGTTACTCTTACTGTGGTACCAGCACCTACTGCTAGTATTAGTGCTTCACCAGATCCATTGCCATTTGGAACTAATGTAACATTAACATATAATAGTACTAATTCTACTGTTGTTACTCTATACAGGTATTATACTATTGATGGTGTTATTACTCAAATGACAACAACATCTCTCAATGTAAATCAGAATACTACTGTAACAGATACAATTGACTGGGCTAATACTTATAATGGACTTGTTTCAACATTAGATGCAGTAAAGTATACAATTTCAGCAACTAATGGAGTTACTACTACAACTGCTACTACTCCTACGATTTCCACATTAAGTGATATGATGCCTGATTTGATTAATATTCCAGATTCAGGTCCAGTACCACCAGATGATGAACCAGTAATATCACCAGAGACAGAGACAAATTCACTATTGGTTGATGATATTGATTTACCAGTTGAAATTAAAGCAGATTATCCAATTAAAGTTGAAATTGATGATTCAGGTACTTGGCAGAATGTTCGTTCAATTTCTGGAGGAGGTGGTAGTGGTGGTAATACAACATCTGTTAGTGGTCAAGAAGCATATACTACAGCAGGAACATTTAATTGGACAGCACCTGCTAATGTTTATGATGTTGCTGTTGTTGCAGTTGGTGGCGGTGGTGGTGGTGATGGTGATGATCATAAAGGTGGTGGAGGCGGTGGCCTTGGATGGAAGAATGGTATTTCTGTAACACCAGGTCAATCTTATACTGTAGTAGTTGGTGCTGCTGGACAAGGTAATAATTCTGGTGGAACTGATGGTGGAGATTCATATTTTATAAACACAACTACTGTTAAAGGTGGTGGTGGTAAAAGAGGAACAGGTAATGGTGGAGATGGTGGTGATTATGTTGGAGATGGTGGTGGTAATGGAGGTGCTGCTAGAACATACGGTGGTGGTGGTGGAGCTGGTGGATATTCTGGAGATGGTAATAGCGAAACTGGTGGTGCTGGTGGATGGGGTTCTGCTAATGGTTTAGTTGGTGGTGGTGCTGGTGGAGGAGGAGTAGGAATTCTAGGTCAAGGTGCTGCTGGTTCTAATTCACCAATCAATAACACTTATGGTGGAACCATGCTTGGTGGTGGAGGAGGATCAGGTGGAGATAATGGTACAAATGGAACAACTCCACAAAATGATGGTACTAATTATTATGATCTAGTTGCTGGTGCACCTGGTGGAGACTATGGTGGTGGTGCTGGTGGTATGGGTAGTGGACCGCAAAACACTCCTACTAACCTTGGTGGTGCTGGTGGTAAAGGTGTGGTAAGAATTATATGGGGTAATGGTAGATCATTCCCTTCTACTTTAACTGCAGATGTATAACCTAAATATTTACGATACCTATAGATAAGAAATGACTACGTATCAATTTGGAAATACCCCAACAACTGTTACCGAGGGGCAAACCGTTCGTTTTAGGTTCAAAGCACCTTCGGCATGGGATAGTAGTCAAAATATCACAGTAAAAGTTGGTCTACAAACTACTGTCTGGAGGATTCTCACACTTCCTCAAGATTTTGCTCCAGACGCATTTACATTTACAACATTAGAAAAGGCAGAACCAGATACTCTTTACACTTATGGTGATGGTACTAGGGCAGGAGAAACTGTTGTTACTGTTGGTGGTTTAACTGCTGGTACAGAAGGTCAAGTAGGACTAACAACTTCACATATAAATCCAACTATTAGTGATGTAGCAATAAGACGCAAGAGGTTAAGTCAAAATAATAACGCTACATGGGGTAATTGGGAGATCCCAACTGGATGGACTGTTGCAAATGGTGATCTATTACAAGTAAGATTAAAGTCTAATGCTAGCTTCTCACAAAATTCTTATCTTAATCTAACAGTTGGTACAAGGACAGAGAAGTGGACTATTTGGACTAAAGATCAAGCACCAAATTTCCCAGATCCAGCACCAAATTTTTTATGGTTAGAGGATCGACCATTAGATAGTGATATCTATAGTAATATAGTCCAGATTCAGGGTATGAATGATTTTGGAATAGTATCTAGTGATAATGGTGCGAAGATTGGTATATCAACTACTGGTGCTTATACTACAAATGATGATGGGTATAATGTATTATCTGGAGTAACATTTGTTGACTCTTCAACTCAACCTCAAATTACTAATACTCAATACATACAGTTGATGGTGAGATCTCCAGTAACTGCTAATACTGCTATTGCAAATGTAATTAATATTGGTACTGGTGGAGGAGGAGCAATATGGAGAATTGAAACAGGTGATTTACCATCAATTACTCCTGATACCTTTATATTTTCTAATAAGATTGATCAAGATGAAGATACTTTAATTGAATCTGATCAACAACCTACTGGTGGTATTACTGGATTGGGTACTGATGTAGAAGTTCCTGTTACGTTAGTAACTACAACTGGTTCAGCACCAGGTGTTAGAAGAAAACGTGATGGTTCATGGTCTAGTTGGGGTATATTCCCTACATCAGTTGTACTTGGTGATGAGTTACAAATAAGAAATAAATCTAGTGCTACATTTAGTGCTGTAATTTCTACTACTATTAAGGTAGGTAGTAGAGAGATAGCACCATGGTCTATTACTACAAACAGTGGACCAGATACTGATGCTAGTTTCACACCACCAGGAGATTTAACAGGAACTGCTCCAAATACTCTTGTTGTTAGTAGTATTGTACCAATAACAGGTATCAATAGACCTATCACTATCAATGCTACTAATGATGCAAAGATATCTGTTGACTTTGGTCCATTTGTAGCAGGACCAGTAGCATTTGATGATGATACAAATAGTTCTTTCCAATTACAAATATTAACCAATCAGACTTTATCAGGAGTAGCAACAACATCTGTAACAGTTGGTACTGGTACTACAAATAATCCATTTACATGGACTGCTACAAATTATGCTGTTGTGCCACCACCACCAGAACTTAAAGGATGTTGGTATAGTAAGAAGACTGCATTTGTTGACATGTCAGGTGGTGGATCTGGTGAGATTAGAGAGAGTAAAGAGGATGGATATGCTATTGGTACAGTTATACCAATACTTAAAGATCGTGTGGATGTTGTTGGTGAACAAGATCCAATGAAACAGTATGGTGATTTGAAGGGATCTACTAATAAAGGTAGATTAGATGCAAGATATCCTGGTTATTTGGATTGTGATGGTTCAGAGTATAATGTTGCTGATTTCCCTGATTTATGGTGGGTTATTAAGAATAACTATGCTAAACCAACTGATGATGCAAATGACTTTGGTGAATGGAATAACACTACTAAAGCATATAGTGGTAAGTTTAGAGTACCAGACTATAGAAATAGAAGGATGGTTGGTCCTGGTCAGGTAGATGGTAATAGAGGAGCATCAACTATATTACCAATAGATACTGGAATACATCCTACTAAAACATTTAATGCTAGAGAAGCAGGTGGTATTGGTGGATATTGGTATGTTGATGATGTGGATGTAACTGCAGGTGATCCCAACCCATATCAGCAGATAGTAGGTGATGAAGGTGGATCATCAGGTATAAGCAGTGACTTCTTTAATTTTGGTACAGTTAGAACTGTAGTACTTGATGATATTGTTGTAGATATAGAATTTGAGGTTGTTGGTAGTGTTACTGCTACAATTGGACCACTATCAAGTACACAAGTGGATATACCATCACACGAGCATATCTATATTAGTGCTGTTACAGCTGGTCCTGGTGGTGACCCTTTAATTGCATGGAATCAAAGAGCATTGTTTGGTTATACTCCATATAATTTCCAAAACACACCTACTGCAGGTTTAAACTGGTTAGGTGATAGATTAGGTCGTGTAGCATATCCAGCAGAAAGTCCATGGGCTCCTAATGGTGAAACTAATGATGCACCTTGGAACAGACCTGTACTATACTTTAATGAACCAAGTCAAACTTTAGACTTTTGGGATACCAAATCAACAGTAAGGGATCAATGGATAGGTATTCTCCTAGGATTTATGCCAGATTTTGAAGAAGAATGGGATTCAGTATTTGATGTACAAAGTCTTGAAGAATTGATAGATATAATGATGGCACCTATTGATGAAGACCACGACCAAGGTAAGGATGCTGGTGCTTTAACTATATCAGCAAAAACATGGTGGGTACATCCAGGTGACGCTGTTAAAGATGACTTCTTCGTTGATTTGAATATTGGTACAACTACAATTTATTCATTAAATTCGGGTGGAATAGCAGCAGGTACTGCAGGTACTGCTACAACAGCAGGATCACTAGGTCAACAAATGGATGGTACTTATGAGATATGGAATGCTAAAGTAATGGCTGCTATTGATACAGAACCAGGTACTTTTAGAGTACTTGAATATTCACCACCTAAAATATATGAGGATGAACTTAATGGATCAATTGCCGAACATAATCATTACTTATCTGATATGCCATTAACAGACTTAAATGCTGATTATAGTTATGGTAATGCTGATGGTCCAGGAGAGAAGCAAGGACTTGGTACTGCTTCTGAACAGAAAGCAATTACATTCAATCAAGGAGATGTTAATCTTGAATTAAATGTTGGTGAATTCACCCTAAATAAAGGTACAAAACTACCTGCACCTAATGTAGCATTCCATCCTAACAGAAAGGTTGAGTTGGTTAATAAATTCCACAAAGTAAAATATATTATTAAAGCATTCTAATTATGACAGAAAATTTGACACCTTATCGTCCTCTTAATTTGATGAAGGATGATAAGTTGACTAAAGCATCTTTTGATGACTTTATTGGTGTATGGGATAACTTTATACCTAAACCATGGTGTGATAGGATAATAAAATTTGGTGATGCTATGCTTGATCAGAAATTAACTGACAAGATAGATCCAATCATTAATGATGTAATGCCAATTACATCTGATCAAAGTAATGAAATAGTGTACATGGATGGTGAATCTATGTACAATGGTAAGCATAATCGTGAAGATGAATCATTTCTATTAAATTATACTGATTCTGGTTGGACTACGCAATGCAATCAATTTCTTAAAGCATGTGTCACACATTATATTGATAAGTATAGTGTATTGCAGAGGATGGGTTTTATGTCATCAGATTGTAAGTTCCAAAGAACAAAACCTGGTGGTGGATATCATATATGGCATCACGAGAATGGATCATATTATTATGCTCAAAGAGCACTAGTATGGATGATATATCTTAATGATGTTGAAGACGGAGGAGAAACTGAATTTTTATATCAAAAGAGAAGACTCAAACCAACACAAGGTACTGTAGTCTTTTGGCCTGCTGGTTTTACTCATACACATAGAGGTGGACTGCTGTGTGGTGACAAAGATAAATATATATTGACAGGATGGTATACTAAATCTGGAGAGAAATAATGGTATTTGCAGCAGAGATACGAAAAGCAATGCTTGAAGTTGATTTTGTTAATGAGATAGCAGTCTATCATGATAAACAATTTCTTATTCCACCTCCAAGTACTAATCCTAATGCGGTTAGGTATGAAGTACCAAAGTATAAATTTAGAAAGTCTATGATAGATAAGTTCTTAACAGATGTTGTTGGTTCATACTGGCATGATCCTGGTAAGGATGAATTAGAAACAGTTATATTTTATACTGACAATACATGCTTTGCACAACGTAGGAAATTGAAGTATGATTTTAATTCTAAATCAAATTATTATAATTCATATCAATTCACTGCTCCAACTCAAAACGAAATACTTGAGTTGAGGAATAATATAATTTTGTTTCTTGATGCACTGAATTGGGTAGAGAATGTAGAAACTATCCAGATGACCAATAAGGTTGAGGATGAACT